TTGAGAACGGTGGTGTTACCACAGCTCTGACCGTGGCAGCGCCAAAGGCACCGGCGTCAAAACCCAAAGCAGCACCAGCGATAACCAAAAAAGCAACCGGAAGGAAGGTGGCGTAAATGGCACCAGACCTCTTGAAAGTAGACAACCCAACAGCCTCAGGCGTATCCTACATCCCCTCGACGCAGGATTATATCTGTGGCGACCTGATCGTCACCGGAACATTGGTGAATGACAATAAGCTGCGCGTCCATTCACTGACGATGCAAGCAGGCAGCGTATACGTTGCCCTCGCAGGCAGCTTAACGGAAGTGAACCCCTTATTATGACTCAAACAACTATTGTAGTGGTCCCTGGTGTTTACCAGGTGATCGTAGATGATTCAGCCCTAACCGTTGCTCACCAATGGATGATTAGCGGTTCGTGGACAACCAAGCTCTTAGAAAACCAGAACGGCCTCACGCAAGCAGTCGGCGGAATAAAGCAACCCTATAACCAGGCAAGCCTCGCCTCAGACTACACCAGCACGAGCGGAACCTACGTCGCAGTTGGCATGGCTGCATCAATCACGCCAACCGACACGGCAGTTGAGGTTATCGGCTCACTCACCGTCCAAAACAACACCGCCAACGATGGAGTTGGTGTCGCACTCTACCGCACGACCGGAACAGCCCCCATACAAGGCGCGGCAGTCGGCGCAGACACGAAGGTCTGGGAGAACACGACCATTCACGCTGTCGCAGGACAGAACATGAGCCTTGGTTTTGACTTCGTTGATACAGGGCTTAGTGTTGGTCAAGCATATCAGTACTACCTTGTGTTCAAGCAGATCACCAGCGGCACGATAAAAGCAGTTGGCAATGCAACCCTTCAAGCTGCGTGCTCGTTTTACGTGCAGAACATCTAAATGGTTGACGTCACCCCTTTAGAAGAGGCCTTCGGCTTTAAAGTTTATAACCCGAAGGTAACGACCCATAATAACATTTTACCACCCCTAGAGGAGCTCCAGAACTGTACGACGTGCCTTAAAGGCCGAGAGTACGCCAAGTGGATGTACGGTGACATGGAGCTGAACTCCATGGACGATTATCTTTACCACTGTAGGTGGGATGGGAAAAAACACATCGGCGTTGGCATGCGACACAGGGACAACGATTGCACAGATTACATTAGAATCAGGAAGGACTAGGTGACGACCAAAAATGACAAGCGCAGTATTTGACAACGCCCCTATCAAAATGATGACTGGGCTCGTGAACATACAAGCGAACAGCACGACAACGTTTTGCGTGCTTGGCCCTACGGCAAACGCACCTGTAAAGGCAACATGGGCAACCTACAACGATATTAAATGGGCGGCTTCAAGTCCGTTTGAAATAGCAGCAGTCAACGGTTACGCACTCGGCGGCTCAGGGGTTGCCACCGTTGTACCTACTGTTACGAGCGCGGTAGTAGGACTTAAAACAAGTGCGCCGCTCGTATTCACGACAAACGCAACGATAACCGCGCAGTATGTTATTATTCAAAATACGGCTGCGACGTCGACAACAACCGCGAACCCGTTGCTATGCTATCTCGATTTAGGGGCGCAGAGTGTAACAAACGGAACGCTTACACTTACGTGGGCGGCAGTGGGGATATTCACGATGACGGTTGCGGCGGCTTCGTGAGGTAATAATGGTTAATCAGCAGATGGCAGCGACGCACTCGCCCGTTTATACCGCCATCACAGTTACCGGCACACTAACATCGCCGCAAGCGGAAACGGGACAGCAAGCAGGGCGCGGAGTTGTAACGTTCCGCAACGAAAGCACTCAAGACATTTATTTCTCGAATAATGCTGACTGTCACATTACTATGAATTATATGACTTTGCCGGTCGGCGAATCTGCGGTATATGCAATCGACACAGGTTCAGTAGTTACATTCTACTTCGCCGCCGCGTCCTCGGCAACGTATCTGAAACGAGAGGAAATCTATTAATGGCTGATCGTACCGCATCAGTATCCGGTAATTGGTCAAATACAGCAACATGGGGCGGCTCCGCTGTTCCTACTGACGGTCAGAGCGTCGCCATAAACGGGGGCATAACCGTTAACTTTGACGTTGACCAATCGGCGTTTGCTACGGGTATTAACGGGATAACGTTAGCCTCTGCAACCTCAGTACTAAAGTTTGCGAATAGAACGCCGACGACCGCCAACGGTGGGGTGTATCTTCAACTTAAAACCGCAACAGGCATTACGGGGGCGGGAGGTGTTAAAATAGGCGAGCCCGTAGGCGTCGGTAATGGAATAATAACGCGACCAGTACAAATAACGTCGTTGCTTGTGGACGGTGCGCCAGCAAATCAATCCGGTCAGGCGGTTATTAAGTGCGCCGATACTACCGGCTTTGTCGGCGGCGGCGCGGGTGTTGGTAGCACAATATATCTTGTAAATGGTGCGGAAAGCGGTAGCCCGTCAACGTCGTTACGCGAAACGTTAACCGTAGCGACTGTAGACACGCAAACGCAACTTACCTGTACTGGTAATTTAACTAATTCATACACTGCCGCAGCCGGAGCGTATGTTACTCAACTAGCCATACCGGGCGTAACAATAAATTTCGCGGGTGCGTATTCCGCGTCAGGAGCGATAAACACATCGATAGTGGCGATTGTGAACGGGTGGAACCCCACTACCGGGTCGCCTAATTCTAACGCTTATTGTATGTTACACGCCGACGCTGCGATTGGACAAGGATACGTTGATTTAGAAAATGATATGGGATTCAACGCAGGCGAACAGATACTAATTTCCTCGCCGTCTACTACATTGGATTCTGCTAATAATATTTATACGGTTACGAAATACGACGCTACCGGCGGTGTAGATTCTAAACCGCGTGTGCATATTTACCCGGTATTAGCCACTACCGCCCGAGCTGGCGGACACACCGGAGCGCAAAATAACGATTATGCTGCATGGTATTCACGCCCTATACTTGTTTCAAGAACCAATATGGGGGTTGGTAACGCATTTATATCAGCTACAACAACAACCGCGACAGTTACCGGAATACAATTTTACAATTCAGCGGGGGTGTATTTTAATATGGGTGCAATTGACGGGGCAACGGTAGGTAATTCGACGTATCAGGCTTCTTACGTACAATACTCTTATGGCTCGGGGTACGTTAATAATTGCACATGCTATAGGTCGAGCGGTATAGCTATGCTGTCGGCAACCGCGCCGTCGTCAGGGTGCTTCTTTTTAGCATCTATAGGTTATAACTCTACGCGAGCGGTCGCCTTAAATCCGGTTGCGACAAACACGACGGCTACATACTACCTAATCGACTCGTCCTTATCCACCTTTATAAATCCCATTGCACGATACGCGCCGCTGATAGGGGGGATAAATCAAGGGGATAACATAATCATCGGCGGCGCAACCGCCGGGGCCGGAACCGATATAGCAATAACTACTAACATGGGGCGCTTTACGCTCTATGGTACAACACTCGGACAAACGATGTGTACTGGTTATACAACACAGTATAACCCTGTGTGGGGGATGACTGTAAAAGTGTATGACCACGCAGGCGTAGCCGGTTCTAATTATCTATGGTGTAAGGGTGGTATCGGAACTACGAATCAAGCAACGTACGTCTATGGAGTAGACACCTATGGCACGATGAAGTTTACCGTTGATTCGATAGTCGTTAATACTCCGATATTTTGGGATACTCGCTTTTATATGCCCGGTAATAACCGCCCGCTTTCGTTTACCGTTCCTATGTTTGCTACCACCGGTGAGGGTATAACCGCCGCAGTATGGATAGTTGACCCCGCAAACGACCCATTATGGTTTACTGCGTTTCCGGCGACTACCTATCTTGCGGGAGTTAGCGCGGGAACTGCTCAGGGCAACGCGCTCGCGGTTTCAAATATGCCGACTCCGAATAGCGCGTGGAATACTGTAAACGTCACCGTTCCGGCGCAATCGGCGGGGCGCGAATTGATTTGTAGAGTTATTTTTATGGGAACCACGGTATCAAAAATCGGCTATGCTTACCTTCTGAATATGCAAAAAATGTTAATGATGACTAAACAGAGGTTTGCTTAGTGTTTGCAACGCGATATAAATGGGAATCCACCCCGCAGGCGGTAGGATTTACGCAAACTATAGTTCCCGACATTAGCGCCGCGACCATCCAACCGATCAGACCCTGGGTCGGTCTCGGCGTCACCCAACAAGTCACCCCCGACGTCACCGCTGCAGCCGTTAAACCATACATAGTCACACGCATATTTAGAGTGCTCAATCTATACGGCAGCCTCATCAAAGAATGGGCTCTTAAAGGGTTTAGATCACAAGACCCACAGCTCAAAGGTGAACAATAATGGTAGCATACAATGACACACGATCAATGGCACAGGGTGAGACGATCACCCTCAATTTTGAACTTATAGCTCCTGACGGGAGATCCCCCATTGACCTCACGAGCCTGACGCTCTGGTGGGGGCTTGACCTTAACGGCACTCTCTTACGTTACAAGACATCTCCAGACGACATAATCATAAACGCAGACCCTACAACGGGTAAATGCACAGTACCACTTATACTAACTGACACGGAAGACCTCACCCCTGACAAGTACCACTATGAGCTGTGGCAACAGGACTATTTAAACGAAGAAAACAAGCTTGCTGAGGGCTGGATCAACATAAAAGCGACAAGCATACGGGAGACACTTCCTTTACCCCCTGACTCTTTAAAGCGGTGAATAATATGGGTGGTGGACCAGGCTATTCAATCGAAAGTAATATCATCCAAGCCGCCCAACCACGTATATTGTATACGCCGGTTGGAACATGGACGGACAAAGATTCGAGCGAGACATAGTAAAGTGCTTCAACACTCACTTTGAAAACGCCAACATAAACGCTATTGCCTACCGCTTCGAGAGATCTTCTCACTACACCGTCCAACCGGCCGATGTGCTAGTGGATTCGGCCGAACCACAATTTTACCTCGCCATTGAGTGCAAGTCCTTTGACCCGAAAGGACCCAATGGTAAGCTCTACTTTTCCAGCGCGTTTAGCGACGCTACGGGTATACCTCAGCTTGAGCGTATGCGGACTTTTTTGACTAAATCAGGCCGTGAAGGCCACGTTGCAGTCGAAGCCAAGATAGGCGCACGCCTAACAGCCCATATCTTGCCTTTTTATACAGTTTATGCACTTTCTAAGCGGTCTCCAGGGTTATCTCTAAAGACAATACATGACGATGGACACCCCTTGATCCGCGAAAAAGGCAGTTACTCGTTCTAAAGTTCTAAATTATCGAAACTGCTATCATCCTAGCACATCATACATCCCTGCGAGTGTATACCTTATACTTGAACTAGCTAGTGGTTCTATGACAGACAACGATACATTAGACTATACTTTTGAGTTCCGTTCGCTCGACGAGAAAGGCCATTTTACTGGCATGGCGTCGGCGTATGGGATAAAAGACTCTTATGACAGCATCTTTGACCAAGGATCCCTAGAACCAGAGCAACTCCCACTCCCTCTCACTTACCAACACGACTGGAACCAGATGTTAGGTGGTGTTTCGGTCTTTGAGAACCGTTCTGATGGCCCCTACATCGAAGGCGATTTTGACCTTTCAGTTGCCAGGGCTAGGGAGATCTATTCATTGGCAAAGAAGGGCATCATAAAAGGCCTTTCTCACCGATTCAACGACTCAGTTAATGAGTACAGGGATGGGGTGCGTCACATCACCCACGCAAAGGTCTCAGAGATCACACTCACACCAATTCCATCAAACAAGCAAGCAGGGATCACAAGCCTACGCTCAAAGGAGCAAGTCATGGAAGACGAAGAAACGTATGACGATTATAATTACACTGGCGACGTCGTCGAAGAAACCCGCGACAGTGGATTAGACACGAGCAGCGGTTGGGACGCAGGCGCAGCGCGAGCAGCGTGGCGAAAAGCAGCCACTGGAGCCGATGGTAAGGTAGATCTCAGTATTTATGGCCGTGGATTCCTTGTTAAAGGCTCTATGATGAGTGATTTTAAATTCCCGATAGGTATGCCTACAGACGGCGGCCAGCTTAAGGTTGTATGCTCTGCAGTCCACGCAGCCGAGACTCGCCTCGAAGGCAGCAATGTTTCAGATAAAGCAGCTTTAGCAGCCAGGATTGAGACGCTCGCCAAAAAGTGCGGCTTCCGTGACAAGAAGGACAGCGACGACAAAGGCGCTGATGACACGGATAAAGAACGTGCAGCCTCCACAGACACGACAACAACTGAGCAAACAGTCCAGGATGAAGACGAACTTGAATTTGAAAACGCAGACCAGATACTCCAGGAGCTCGACGAACGCCTTGGGGAGCTAAACACAATCAAAGATTCGCTAACCAGGATCTAAGAACATGAAAGCAGCAGAATTTTACAAACAACACGAAACGCGCATGAAGGCCATTGACGTGACCCTCGGCCAGTTCAAAGAATATGAAACAAGATTCAATGAAATGGAAGAGGCACTCAAGACTATTCAGACGCAGAATAACAGACCCCCTATCCCGTCTCAGACAACCGAGACTCGCAAAGGGGCCTGGCATGACTCAGAGCTACGCAGCTTCTCTAAGACCGGCGAGATCAATCTCGATAACGTCAAAGACGCTGAGACTCGAGCCCTCTACCAAGCTGATGACACTACAGGTGGTTACTTCGCTCAGACTGAGTGGGTAAACGAACTTCTAAGGAACATCGTTCTTTATTCAGAGATAGCAGGAGCCGTTGGAAGTCGCAACACTGCAGCCACGACAATCGAGATCCCTGTCTACGACCACTCGTTCTCCGCACAGTGGACGGGTGCTGAGGTCGCAACCAAGTCTGAGACGACTGGACAGTCCTTCGGGATGAAACAGATCACGACTCACGAGATATATGCCCTTATTGATATGTCGCAGAAGGACCTCGAGGACTCGAGATTCGACCTTGAAGGTTACATGATGAAAGAGTTTGCACTCCAGTTCGCTGTAGCTGAGGCATACGCAATTCTCTTCGGTAACGGCATTGGTCAGCCTAACGGGATCCTCGACGCATCGGCAGGACTCTGGGGTGGAACCACGACCGCAACGCAAGACGTGGTTGACCCCAACGACATGAAGAACCTGTTTTGGTCACTCCTACCGCAGTACTCGCAAATGCCAGGTACTCAGTGGGTCATGCATCAGTTCATGGTGCAGGCGCTCGACGAGTTCCGTGGAGTTAACGAGAAGCAGTACGTCTGGCAGCCAGGCCTAAGTGCAGATCCGTTCAAGCAGTCGCTAATGGGTCACGACATAGTCCTTGCACCAGAGATGAGCTACAACAACTCCAGTGGCCGAAGCAAGCCAGGCGCAATATTCGGCGCTCTTGATCGAGGCTACCTCAAAGTGAACCGCATTGACACTCAGATCCTACGGGACCCATACACCCAGGCTACCAAGGGCCTAATCCGCTTCGTTGCTCGCCGAAGAGTCGGCGGCAAGGTTATACTCCCAGAAGCGATCAAGGTTCTGACTCTCCACGCTTAAAACAGGAGAACAAACAAAATGACAGTATTTGACCGCGCACACGATATGGTGATTGTGCAGACGCTCCAGCCAGGGGTCTACAAGGCGGCCACAAACGGCCAGGCTTACGTTGACACCCAGGGCTACAAGGCAGCGACGATCTTCATAATCTCCGGCACGATAACGGATGGAACGAACTACCCGTTTATCATTAATGACAGCTCGGACCACACGAACTTTAACCCAGTAACCACGTCGCCCCCGCTGATTAACACGAACATCACAATGGATGGCTCAACGAGCATGAACGCGCCAGGAACCGTCGCCACGATCACGACCGTCTCGCAGACGTTTGTGCAATCGACGGACGGTAACTCCCAGCGCCGGTTCGGCTACGTTGGCCCCAACCGTTACCTCCGTGTCGATGTTGGCACCGTGACCGGAACCCCCGGGACAGGTGGGGTTTTTGCCGCGTTTGTAGTGCTCTCTGAACCTGACGTGAAGCCTGCAGTGCAGAGCTAGACAATGCCTAACGGCTGTCGCGTCCGGATACTATGCGACACCGAACGCCACCAGGCAGGGGAGGAGTTCAACCTCCCCACAGCTCTGGCGCGTAAGCTCGTAGAGCGCGGCACAGCGGAGTTCGTCAATGAGGTTAACAACAGTCTCACAGCCGACTAGCGAACCTGTCGTCAATCAGGACGTCAAGGATAACATCCTTGTCCGGACCGATGACGATGACGACTTCATCGACCGCACGATCACCATAGCTCGGCAGATGATCGAGGACTACGCCAAGATCTCGATGATGCCCCAGACCAAGCAGGTCGTTATTCGCCGCTACGAACTCGAACATCACCCGCACCCTGAGCTTTACTTCTTTATTTACCCAGTCCCAGGCCAGTACCGCACCTATCTCCCACGTCCACCCATAGTGGAGATCACTGAGGTAGACCAGACCTCCATCAGCGAGGACGGCACGACCGAGGTAACTGACACACTGGACCCCACAATGTACTATCTTGAGGGCGAAGAGATCGTGCTCAACATTGAGAACATAGACCCAACAGTACGATACTTCACCACAACCTACACCACAGGCTACGATTCGGCAGACGACGTTCCCATGCAGCTCAAGCAGGCCATAATCATCGCAGCCTCAGATCACTACGACAACCGCACATCCTTTGCCCTCTCACCCACCGTCAAGCAGCTTTGCGCTCCATTCCGCAGACAGCGCCTCATGAGCAACGTATCACACGGTAGCTCAGACAACCTCTCAGGGTACAACAGTTATAACTACTAAGACACATGGCCAAAGCTCAACCAGCACCAGGAGTTCCAGTAGCCCCCACACAACGACGCTTAGGCCTCTCATTCAACCCAGGACTCATGCGCTCAGACATCACGTTCTTTGCTGACATGAGTGACCAAACAGCCCAGACTGCCACAGGTTCACTCAACACCCTAGCGATGTGGCAACCAATCACCACCACACGAGCCTATGCCGCCATCGTAAAAGGCACAGAGTTCTTTCAACTCCTCCAGGCAGGACACCGTGTTGATACTCGGTTCAATCTGCGCTGGCTGGAGTTCACACTCCCCGACGGCAAAACAACCACCCCCACCACAGCCATGCGCATCACATGGAACAATAATGTGTACCTCATTAAGTCCGTTGATGACCCTGATGACCTCCACATTGAACTACAGATCGACGGTGAGATGGTTGGCAAGGAGACTGACATACTATGACCGACCCAGTCAGCGGATTTACATTTACCCTGGTTAGCAGGATCAACTACATCGCCAGGATGGCCGAGATCATAGCTGGCCTTGAAATTTTTGAAGAGGCTGCAACCGGCGCGACCGCAGACGAGCTAGTCACCCTCATTCAAAAGTACATGCCAGAGTGGACCGGCGAGCTAAAAGCGTCAGTCACAAAGCAACAGCTCTCCGTAGAACCCCCTGTCTGGGCCGTAGGTCCTACAGCCGAGTACGCACCGTACGTTGAGTATGGCACAGGCCCACACATTCCCAACGTGGATAACCTAACCGCGTGGGCGGACGATCATGGCTGGGACGCATCCGAGATAATCTCACACATTGCCGCAAACGGAACAGCAGCGCACCCATTCATGCAGCCTGCGATTGAAGAGGCGAAAGGCATGGGTGCTGATATGTTCTTTGACACGGTAAGCTTCGGACTCGTATCAGGCGCAGGAGCGATCTAATGGTTCTTAAACCCTACATAACCAAGCGCACCGCAGAAGCCCCCCTCCGCAGAGCCTTGTTTGCACGATTGCAGCCAGCTCTAGCCCCTATACCAATCTACAACGGCAACGCCAATCCAGACCAACCATACCCCTATGCGATTATAGGAGAGCCCACGGACGGTCCCGATATCGGCACCAAGACTTCTGAGGCTGACAACCGCGTTATTATGTTTCATTGTTACACGGAAGAGGACGGCTATGACCAAGTATCGGCCATGAAGGACGCGATGCTCGCAGCGTTCAAAGAGCCCCTCGTGCTGGATGACCCAACGTGGAACCTTTACTCAATCGAATTACTAGGTGGTGGCCGTACACTCAGGATAGATCCACCCACTGGACCCCGCTACGCGCATGCGGCCTTCTCTATGCGCTTCAAAGTTGAAAGCAAGTTAACCTAGCGACAGCCCCCCAAAACAAGAGACAAGAACATGACCACAGGACAAATTTTAGGTACAAGTATCCTGCTACAGGTGGACACAAACCCATCTGGATCAGCGAACTATGTCAACGTCGGCCTGCAGAAGAGCGCCACGCTCAGTATGAACACGACGACCGAGGACGTGAGCAACAAGGACTCCCTGCTCTGGAAGGAATACCTGCCAGGCTACAAGGACTGGTCTATTGACTGCGATGCCCTCCTGACAGAGACAGACACCGGCATGACCCAACTTGAGAACCAGTGGCTTGCTGGATCAAAAGTTCGGGCTATAATCAAGACCCCCGCGAACCCTGCACACTGGAGTGGCACGACCATTATCAAGTCACTCAAGTACACAGCCGGAGACGGTACGGTGTACACCAGCTCAGTGAGCTTGACCGGCAGCGGAGCACTTACGAAGACTTAATCGGAGACGACAACAATGGTAGAAACAACCTTAACAGTATCAACAGCAGCCCAGGCAGGCACGCAATACACACCCTCAACCCCTGCCGCAGGTGGTAACAACTTCGCAAACGACGGAACGTGTATTTTGGTTATCCAGGCAGTCACAAACCCCGTCACGATAACGGTGACAGGACAAGCTCTCGCCTACGATGGCGCAGCCCATAACCAGGCATCAGTCGCAGTCACGGCAGGCAATACGGCTATTATGGGGCCGTTCCAAAGGTCGAACTTCAACGACGCTGCGAACCTGTGCCACTTCACGTCGAGCGAGACGAGCACAACGAAGATAGGCGTAGTCAGCTCTACTCCGAAGGGCTAGTCCCTAACGTTGCAGCTAGGAGCGCACTATGGACACGAAACAACCTAGACTCCCTAAGATTAAAAACGAGGTCGAGATCCCAGTGGGTGACGCTAAGTACACCCTCCGGTTCGACCTTGGCGCCCTGGACGCCCTCGAAACAAAACGTGACGAAAGTGTAGCGGAGATATTCAAAGAATCCCTTGACGACAAGGGACAGGTCAAACTCGATGCGAATGGTAAACCCGTCTCGTTGATACGCACAGGCGTTGTCATTGACCTGCTATGGGCTGGACTCCTTGCTCACCACAACCTTAGCCGCGAAGATGTAGGCCACATATTCGGCTTCACGGATCTGCAAGAGACCTCCAAGTATATCATGCAAGCTCTCTCAGCCGCGAACCAGACGAACTTCCCAAAAGACGAGGCCACTGAGTCTCCGTTAAGAAAAAAGTAACAAACGAGGACCTCAAAACCAACTGGGCGTTTCTTTACGAGGTTGGTTATGGGGCTCTCGGCCTTTCT